ATAGAGTCTGCCATATTCTTGTAGGCCTCCTGCAACTGCTCCAGCTGCCCGATGAGCTTCTCTATGGAATCATCGGGAGCAATCAGGTCTTGGTATCTAATAGGATTCTGCTCCATATATCTTATTTTATGTTTTTAGCCATTCTAGGCCGTTTTCTTCTTCTTTGCCTATAACTTATCCGCCTTCGGTATTAAAACCTCCTAGCGGGCTTTATTCGCCGTTTTACGGGCTTTCTCCCTCAGGTATTCATACGCATTATAGTATTCGAGTACCGTCATCTTCTTGGCATCCCTTCCCGTTTCCTTCGTGATGACAAGGCACATTGTCTCAAACTCCTTGTCATGCACCACCTCGACACCGTCATTACCCGTGAATACCTTCGGCTTCTGGAAGAGCACCAGCCTCTCCCGTAGCTCATCGGCCTGTCTTACCTTCTCCTCATTACCTTCAGCAATCATCGCCAGTGTCGCAACCGTCATGCGCTTCAGGATATCGTAGTACTCCCTTGTCGACACGTCATCGAACAGACTGGGGAAATACAGGCCGAGCTCATCGTCTATTTTTTTTTTGACCGGCTGAAAGTTTTCAGCCAGTTCCTTGCATGTCGCACCGCCCAGCAGGTGCAGCACCTTCGCAAGGCCATCGGGGCTTATATCCTCAATAACCTCGCCATCGATGCTCTGCACCAAGCAGGCAAATGACAGGTCATGCACACTCTGTCCGCTCATAATCATGAACACGTTCTGCCGCAGATTGTCTAACTCCTTTGCCGCACTCTCATTGTCACCCTTGCGTATATAACGCACCACACGCTCGACATGACCGTCGAAATCGCTGATATCACTCCCGATGCCAGCATCCACCAACAGCATCCTGTTATACTGATGGAACCGCACTATCGGCAGCGAGTCGATGCTGTCATAGATACGCACATCGTGACCGTTCAGCTTCATCTCCTTCATACCATCATCCTTGTTATAGGTGTCGAAAATACGGGAACCATAAGAACCGTCAGATCCTCCGTCATGCACAGCAGGGCGAAGCTTATCATCACCGATGCCCAGAATGACATACAGAGGTCGCAGCTGAACAGTTCGCTCAATATCCTATCGCCATGCACCTGCATCCATTCCGCAATGCCCCATTTCTTTACCAGCAGCACGACAAAAGCAGCCGCACAAGCCACCATCAGTATAATCTCTATCTTCTCCATATTCTCACATATTATCGCATTCCTCATCTATCTGCATCTCTCCCGTAATACGGAATCCCGCAAACGGTGACATAAGATACTGGTTATCCACCTCCTGCAGGCTATAACCTTCAAAAACATTCTCCGCACGCTCATACACACGTTCAAGCGTTATCGCACCATGCCTGATCCGTGCCCTGCGCAAGGTCTTCAACAACTGCTCCTTCAGCTGCTCCGTGTTCCTGTCATCATACGTCGCTCCGACGGTACGCATATCCACCCACACTATCAGCGAGAACGGTGCCCTCACACGGTTGCTGGCATTGAACGGCACGCTCACCGTCTGAGGTTCCTCCATGACGAAGAAGCAGTAATTACCGAGCGCCTTATTGTCGGGCAGCAGCACAAGGTACTCATCCTTACCATAATAGACATTCGGGGTATAGTGTCTCATGCCGTCTTTCATCTTTACAAGCCGTTCACTACGGCCGAAGATATGGTTCAACCACGTAACATCACCCAGAGCGTCCTGCAAACCCTGTATCACCTTGTCGAAAAGGTAAGGTCTGTCGGGTTGTTTGTATATTCTAGCTATTGCCATAATACGTTCCTCATTTCCGTTATCAACTCATCCTTCGCACCGAACTCATTCCAGATGATGCCCCACATCTGCGCGTTCAGACCGAACACCCCGAAGCCGTACTTCGCCATGATCTGCGCTGCGTAGGCCGTATCTGGAACGATGGCCAGCGTATCGGGATAGAACTCGATGTTAAGGTCATCATGGAAGACACCCGTGATATAGAGGTTCGGCGCATCGGGGTTCCTCTCGACATTATAGGGATATCTTATCTCCTGCTTCCATGCCGCATATTTCCTAGCCTCCGCACCGCCTTTGAAATATCCCTTCGGCTTGATATCCTCGCTATAGAACGGATGCAAGTCCTTGCCGTCGCTTCCCTTGCCCATAAACAGCTGAACGCGCTGCTGCTCCACGATATCCTCTCCGTGGTTCACCAGAACGTTGCGTACTAACCTTCCGCTGTCCATGCCGTTCTTCAGCGTCTTTGCATTCGCAAGCAGTCCGTCTATCGTCATACCGTAGTATATTTGACCCTCGTAGGCACACAGGTAAGGCATATCCTGTCTAAACCTCTTGTATCCAAGTCCAACGCATCGTAGGCATCCTGCAAGTCCTTCCCGAGGCCTGATGCCCGCCCCTGGGGATTACCGTCAACCTCATACAGAAGATCCTCGCGTGAGGCATTTGACTGATGTCTGTTGACCCTCACCTCCGGGTTCATCGCAAGCGTGCGGATGACATCCACCGCCAGCTGTCTCTGCAGGCACGTGGCGAACATCTCCCTCTGGCTGATGATGAAATCCGTGAGGTCACATCCTACGGACAGCACCATGTTGATGCCGTAGTTATGCGTGTTCGTGTACACATTCTCCTCGATATCCCACAGCTCGGGGAACTCCGCAAACGTCTCCAGAGCCGTAACCCTGAACGGTGACACCATCATGTACTTCGTCAGTGCCCTCCATGCCTCCAGACTGCCACGGTTGCACGTCCCGCACGGCTCACGGCTCCAGTCCTTCGTGACGTTGACCGCCTCCATGCCTTCGGGCAGGTCTGCCTGGTTATAGCACACATACCATGCTCCCGTATCACCGAGGTACGGCAGATAGATATCCTTCATCTCCTTCCACTCCATCGTGCCGTTACCCTTTACGACATCGAAATCGAAAGTATAGAATGGGTCTACCCTGCTTGAATGGAAGATGTACATCCTTACCGTGCCCGTTGCTCCCGTCATCTGCAAGCCGATGCGCTCCAACTTCATCGTGACACCCATCGAATAGGCAGGCACTATCTCCATGCCTACGATACGCTGACCGTTCTCGATGGTGTTCCTCATGCTGCCAGCACCGTCAAACAGACTCTGACGCTCCAGCAGGTTCTTCGACTCTCGCAGCAGGCTCTTCTTCTGCAAGAATGTCTGCACGGTCTTTGCTATGGCCGAGCATGTCAGCCGCTCGATCCATACGCTGGTAAAGTCATACTCCTTCCATACCGTGCTTCCCTCTGCGGGCTCATTTCCGGTATTTTCTTTCTCCGTACTCTCCCATACCTTCTGCTGATGGCTCACCTTGTCACCCTTGCCATATTCCTTCTCGGCATCGTATGCGGGATACTGGTACAGAAACTGCTCGGGCATGATGGCACGGATATTCTCCAGAGTCACCATCGGGTGCGCCTGCTGGAACGTGAGGCCGCTCTCCGTCTCCGTCAGCGACTCATCTATCTGCGCATTCGGGTCATATGACTGCTCCCAACCGACCAGGTGAAGCATCGCATCCTGAATCTGTTCTATTCGTATCATCTCTTTAGTTGTTAAATGAAAACGGGGGACGGGGATATCCTCTGCCCCATCCCCCGCGCTGTTGTTATGAGAAGTCTGTGGAGAAATCTCTGTTCATGTCATCCTCTCATGCTTTGAAATCGAAGTCAGCAGAGTTGGTCACGTATACAGGCTGTGCTGCGAACGGAGTATTGTCGGCGGGCTTGGCGATCTGTGCCTTCATGATAGGATTGGCAATATTCTCTGCATCGCTGTTGTATGCGATGATGAAGGCAACATCGACAGAGAAGCCGAAGTACTCCTTCACGTTACAGGTCATGTCTGCCGAAGCGTCACCTGCGATGGCACTCTGATCACCGACTGAGGTATAGTAGTGCGAACCTACTGGCAGGTCGATGAAAGGCAGACGCACCACATCCCACTCATGGAAGTTGGCCGATGCACGGCGCAGAGCCTCACGGTCTACACGGGTCAGCACACCTACGTTACCGTCAGCGACTGCGTACAGCGTGCCGATCTGGTCAGCTGCGTTGGTCAGCTGGGTGGTGTAGTGCAGCACCTTGTTGTCATATTCCATACGCTTGTTCACATCATTGTAAACACCATGCTGTGCCAACTTGCGGATAAGGCTGTCCACACCCGCATTACCGATGATATGGATCATCTCGGGATATGCGTTTGCACGCATCATCGGGTTGAGGTCACCCAGAATCTCGCTAGCCATCTGTGTGGGCACGTTGATT